GTCAGCCCGAGGTCGGTCTCTACATTTGAGGCGGAAGTCTTGGCGACAGGATCAATAGAGTAATCCGGCGGATCGGACGTCATAATGGATGGCCGAGCTCCGTTGTTAAGGCTCTGGAGAATCTCCCCTGGATCGGCTACATTGAACTCTATGTTCTTGTCGCTAGCCTGCTTCTCGAACAGGCGAGAAAACGTCTCTTGATTAGCAAATTCAACTATGCGCCGAATCTGATGCGAAGAGATACTTGGATATTGCTTTGCGATCTTGACGACAGCGTCATTCAGAGAGATACCTCCACCAAGGTAGTCAGAGGACGCTTGTTTGCCCAAACTTTCTAGTTCTTCGGGCCCAAGCTTTGCATAGGTGGACTGACGAGTAAGTTCAAATGCCAAATGATCCATGTCGTCCTCACACTCCAAAGGTATAGCATCCAAGTTAACACGAGGAGACCGTAGTGGGAAGAATTGAGACTGAAGGCCAAGTTTTGGTCGATTTGAGAGAAACTATGGAGATTTTAGGGAAATCCCGGGCCACCATATTTAGAATGCTCTCTGACAGTACTCTCATTCGTATTGCCGTCCGCGGTAGGCGCACCTTGTATATCACTCTCGACAGTATCGAGCGATCTAAAAAGCCGATGCCTGAGTTCATCGCCTCTCCCACGGATAACTACTACTTGATTGAGACAGAAGTCCAGAGAGAAAGACTAAAGAAGGAAATAGCCAGACGATTCAGCCACACCCTTAGGTCACGTCCAGGTCCTCTTCAGAAGTCTCTCCCATTTCCCGATCTACCTCTTTTGTGGGCAAAATGACATCCGCTCGAGTACGGTAGAAGAACGACGCCAGGAAACAGTACGTAGCTGAATGGAATGAGTCGTCGGGGCAACTAGGGGCATGCTTGTAAACATTCATGCGCAGCCGGTCATTGTATTCGCTGAAGATGTTTAGGAAATCCGAAGCAAAAGGATCCTCGAACTCTTCCCATCTCGGATAGGTAAAAACATTACCTCGTTTGATGGCATTGAATAGATCGGACATAACTTCGGTTCTATGACACAGGAATCGGGGCACACCTAGACGCGGCTCAAAGGAAAGCTTCTTTTTGACGTTACCTACCCATTGGTATTTCTTGACTCTCTCTGCCCCAAATTCCCGGACCAGCTCGTCATTAGGCCAATGACCTCCGCCGTAGTCAGTCCCTATTGTCCGTACGTTGAAATCCTTAACGAGCTGTTTGATAATGTCCAACTGGTACTTAGGTTCGGATTCTGACCCCTCAAACCTATGGAAATAGATATAGGTGAACTTCTCCATATTGAACGGGAGGTACCCTCCAATGGACACAACAGTATATGCGGCCTCTCCGGTACCCCAGTCCACACCCATGAACAACGGGTAGTGGTTGGCATATTGCGTGGCCTCCCGGTAGTACTGCATAGAGAGGTCATCCCAACAATTCTTCCGTACGTCTTGTCGGGTGAGCGGCCGAGTTCCGGAATCGAAACTACGCCCTAACACCTCATTATGGAACTTGGCCCGGCTGTACTTCCGCTGCTTATCCTTGATGTCGGAGAATTCAATCCAGGGGACCATCAACTGTGGTAGTCGATAACCCTCAAATGGTTTTTCAACCCGGGGGTTCGGGTTCATAGCTACCCAACGGCAGTCGGGGTCATTGGCGTATAGCTGTTTCCCACATTTGTCACAGATTAGACTGGTGTTACCAATATTGTCCTCATCCAAGATATTCCAATGCCATGAGCCAGGATTGGTAGGAGTACCGTGGTGCTTGCACGGTACAGTCCATTCACTCTGCGTAGAGAACCTAGACCAGTAGTGCTCCAAGGAATTGTCTAGAGACTTAGGAGTACCACTGTACGTAAAGAGTTTGAACGAAGAGTGAGAGGCGCACTCTTCTATGACAGGAATGTTCTCCAATGAAATATCCTGGAACTCGTCAATCATAACCTTGTCTGCGGGAATTCCACGTACGCGGTCTGCGTTCAAGAAGGCAAAACGCAGTGTTATCTGAGATTGATTGACAAACTTTTTCTCGAGAACGTTGGAGAGCAACTTGCTGTTGGAGTAGTTCTTTAGGATCGGAGAGATCTCCATAGGTTCTTTGAGGCGGTCCCGGCTGAAAACTTTGGTCTGCTGGTTGGAAGGAGAAACATACAGCACCCGGAAGAACGGATTCATGGCACAATAGGCTAAGCAAGTGTTCCCAAGCAGTGTTGATTTCTCGACCTGCCTCCCCGCCATTAGCAGTTTTCGTTTTGCTGGAGAATCATAGATGGCCCGAAGGTAATCTCTACCTTTGAACGTAAAGTTCTCCAGGCCTCCCTTCGCCGGCATGTAGACTGCAAACTCAACGAACTCCGATGGACGAGAGTAAATCTTGTCTTGAGCAGCAATCTGCCGCAGTTCCTCATCTTCGTCGAGGTAAGGGTTATCTGGTTGAGAGTCCTTATCCTCTTCAAAGTAGTCGTAGGGGGTCCGAGGATGATTATTGATCTCGACAAGCATTCTAACTAAATTCCTGGTATAAGATTTTCAATGTCTACAGCTAGCCAAAAAACGTTGCGTGATCGTCTGTTATGGGTTGAGAACGCCCGACAGGGTATTTTGAGTGCCATAGGAGACGATGTAGTCGGTACGAGGTTCACTGTCCATCCCACTGTAGACCCTCTCAAGCTAATTCTCAAGGTAACATTACGGCGACCTTTGACCAAGAACACAAAAGGCCATTTGAGAACATATCTTCGCTGCCATGCTGAGAGCAGCGGATGCGAACTACCAACCATCAAAATCAAAGACTCTTGGATACAGGCAGAAGTCCTTATTCAGAGCAGACACAGGAGTCGTGATGCAAAAGGACATTTTCAGAGAGGGGGTAGGAAGTTTACTGGCCGGACTGGATGAAGTCGGTTTGGGTTCTTTCGCTGGGCCGATTTGTGTCGTTGTTGTTGCCTTCCCCAAAGATTTCCCACCGATACCCGGGGTCAAAGACTCCAAAAAACTAAGCCGAAAGAATAGGGAGAAACTCGCTCCCCAGATCTTGAAGGCCGCGTCCTTCTTCGGGATTGGTTGGGCTCACCCACAACTCATAGACAGTGCTGGTATAACCAAAGCATGGCAGCATGCGGCGGACCAAGCACTTCAAGGTGCTCCCAGATTTGACTGTCTTTACGTGGATGGAATGCGGCGGGTAAAGTCGTATCGGGGACCCGAAGTCGTTGAGCCCCACGGGGAAGACAAATGGTGGCAAGTAGCCGCAGCTAGTATCGTAGCTAAAGTGAGCCGGGACCACGACATGAGAGAAATGTCCAACATCCACCAGGGCTACGGATTCGAGAAACACGTCGGGTACGGTACCAAGGCCCACATCAACAAGATATTGGAGCTTGGACCTTGCTCTTACCATCGAATGACCTTTCTGAAGAAGCTCTACATGCAATCCTACGAAGCCCTTGGGTATAAGTAAGATGGAGGGAATAATTCCCTCCACAACCGGAGGAAAACCATGTACACCGAAGACCTGCCACTGCGGGTCATTGATCTGGGGTCTAAGGAAAAGGACAGGTGGAAACACGTTGTCGAGCAAGACTACAAATCAATGCGCGCACTGGCCAAGCAAGCAATGCAGGAGTTGAAGTCGGTATCACCACTGCTACTCTCACCCACCTTGCATCTAATATTTCGGACAGCGTACGAGCTCTGTGGAGGAATGTTCTTGGGGGAGCTGAAGTCTCTGGCCCGCGGAATGAACATCTCCGCATCTCTGGCAACCGTACTCAACTGCACCTACGAACTAAGCCACGTCGGAGGGGCAATGAGATCATTCGGTTGCACGGCCGCAATCAAGAAAACAAAGGACTGCGGGCTTGTACTGGTGAGAAATTTGGACTGGCCATTGTCCAAGATTGGGAAGGCTACGAGAATATTCAAGTTCGTCGACCGGAGTAGGCATTTTCTCTCTGTGGGTGTGGCCGGGTACGTTGGGGTGCTTTCTGGGATGTTGCCTGGCAAATATGCTGTCACCATCAACTGGGCACCACCCTACCGGTTACCCTCTATGAAGAAACCGGGAGCATCATTCCTACTGAGAAAGGTTCTTGAAGAATGCAACTCCTACAAAGAGGCGGTTCGGGTCTTGTCCACATGCCCGATGTCTACCTCGGCGTTCTTCACAGTCTGCGGTGTGAAGAGTGGTGAAGCGTGCGTGATAGAGAGAACTCAGACGGATGCAGCCGTACGGAAAATACATCACGGTCAGTTGGTTCAGGCAAACCATTTTGTGTCCAGCAAATACCAACACCTCAATGCAGCTTTGGATGACGATGGAGACTCCGGAGTTTTGGAGTTCTCTCAAGAGAGGGCCGGGCTGCTTGAAAAAAGACTGACCGGAGAGAAGACTTTCCGGCAGACCTTCAATGCTTTGGATGAAGACTGGGTGTTGAATGGAGACACTACTCAGCAGATGGCATTCTGCCCGAAGACAGGAGAGATGAAAGTTGGACGGTGGACTTAGTCTTTGTCCTTCTGACCCATCAGGGCCTTGGCTCCGCGGTACGCCCCGTAGCCAAGGCCCAATCCTGCTGCTCCTCTTATAGCCCAAGGTAGCACAGACAGTGCCTTCTCATATAGCAACTGTGGACCAGTCCGTTTGGCGTGATAGATGCCTGCCGTCTCCAGTGCCGCAGACCTTCGGATATGGTGGGGTAGAATGTTAGCACCCTCTACACCCTTGGCCAGGCAAACGGGGGAGGCCATACCCGGTAGACTGGAGCATACCGATGCTCCCGGTGACGGTGCTTCTTTACCCCCAAGTGCTCGAGCTACAGACTCCGGAAGGAATGATCGGCCGGCGCTACGAACCCCACGCGGGGTGTCGTACATGCTACCCCGGGCTGCTCCTCCAAATCTTTCCTCAAGTCCCTCTTCAGCTATTTGTCGTGTCTCGAGGTTCTCCAAGAACTTCTCCCTGTGAGCTGGGTCTTTGAACCTCTTGATGATGACGTCGTCTCCTTTGTCAGGGTGAGCTGAGTACCCGTAGGCACCACCCTCCTGCGGAGAAGCGTGAACGTACTCGAACGCACCCCTCTTTCGATTCTTAGGTACGCTGGTTACTGTGGTGACGTGATACCCGTGAGGATCTGCCCCCAGGCCCGATATCATAGACTTGAAGTACCCAGATTTTCCGGGAGATGACGTGAGCACAATGTCACCAGGCTGTAGAGCCTTACTTACGTCTCTCACACTCTTCAGCTTCTTTCCCTTTTCTGGGGCATTGGAGGAAAGTGACAAGGCCTTCGACTTCAGACCCTGGAGTATGGGGGCAGACCCAAAGAAGGCTCCTGCTGCAGCAGGTGTGTAGTCGGAGACATTCTTGTTGTCAGAGCTCATTTTATTGAGTCCGTAAGCGATAGGTGCCGCAACTGCAGTTCCAGTCAGGAGCCGTGTGAGGTTTTCCTGACTTCGGGCGCGGGACACTGCATCACGGTGAGCCCACATCCTATTCTCCAGGTCCAGGCTACCCTTATCGCCCCATTCCATAGAGACAGGCTTCTTCCCACCAATCACGTCTCGGATGTACCCATGGGTGACGTCCCGATTCATCCCCTTGAGCTGACGAACCCCTCGGTGGGAATCTAGTAC